TATTTTCACCACCTTTCAGTCCACGTAGGGACAACTGATCCATACTTATAAACTCAACAAGCTTAAGCCGTCCATTCATGGAGTGTGGGGTTCAGACGGCTTTCGTTTGCGGGGTTTAGTGTTTTATTAATTCATCAAGTTTCTTCCACGATTTCCGGTATTCGAGAGAACGATAAGGTTCAAGTTTACTTTGCCACCCGTAAAATACAGGAAGAATACTCGAAATTGTAGTATGGTCAATTACAGCATATAACGCATCCACCTCTTCCTGACTTTCCAGCGTGACTATCACTGGTACAAACTCCTGTTTCGGTTCTATTCGTTCTGCTTTCATTCAATACCTCACTTTCCGGCCTATCGGCCTAATCATTCCACTTAAATAATACCTGATATTCACCTACTGCTGTTATCGTTACGTTATGTAACGCGACAATCTCACATCCTGCTCGAAGCAGGTCTGGTATGAATCCCTTGAACCACCGGAGCAGGTCTGCTGCCGTAGCACATCCAGAATATTCATCATATTTTATATCACGCCTAATATCTTCGTAGACTGCTGGATGGATGTCAATGTTATTTGCCGGATGACTATGTTCAAAGTGCATTTGGTCTATCATACTACCATCACCAACATCATATTTTGCAGAATGATACACACCACGTGTCCTATCCTGCTTGCTCTGTATGCGATAAACGATGCCCACAATCAATCCTCCAAAATCATAAATGTTCGAGTAAACCGCATCAGCATATCATCAGCCACTTCCTGCCTACGGTTTGCTGGCAAGAACAAGTCGACACACTGGTTATGTTTAAGGAAGTCGTGATGTTCCACGATGTCCTCAATAGTTAGTATTGTCTGCCGTATCTGATTCATAATTACTATTGTATCATATCTGCTTTGGTGTGTCAAGGATTAAATTGCTTGAACACAAAATTTTCTATCCTTGCAATTTTCACAATAAACCCTTAACTTTCCTTTATTTTCCTTTTTAAGGTAATTATATTTATTGCATGTTATCGCAGAACGTGGTCTTATAATTTTCGCTTTCAGATTATACATCTTCACACCACCTTCCTTACCGGAGCAGAACACATGCCCTGCTCGATTAACTCTGTTGCCCTGCGTCCAAACCAGCCTTGTAGTGTCCAGGCCAGGCCGGTGTCGATTAAGTGCTGCCAGGCTTCGATTGTTTCCTGCTCGGTTGGTGTGAAGTCGCAGAAGTCCTCTGCTATTGATACTGCTGTGTAGTTGTCCATATTAATCTCCGTTTAACTACATTTATCACAAATTGTATTTCGAAAATCATAATCTGACATGCCAAATTCATCCACTTCAACATCTACATCGACATCATTCTCAATAATTGCTTGAACTGCATGCTTAAAGCATAAAACCTTTATGTTGTCTTTCTCTCTTATTGTATATCTGACAGATAAAGAAAAATTCATACCTCACCTACCTTTCCCGCCCTGCTTATCAGGACGAATAAACTGAACAGCGGAGCGGGTATTACGTCCATGTTCGTAGCGACAACCCGCTCGGCTGGTTCATTCGGTTAATCCGCAAGCTTGCATAAATCGGTCACGGTCGAAATGTGGGTTTTGTGTGGCGAAGTATTTACTGAACCGATATGCTACCGAACCTGCATATTTTAGCTCACCTGATTTATCTGCTTTCCTGATAATCTCCGCGACCGCCTTAAAGTCTTTTTTCGTTAGCATATCAATCCTCCAGTTCAATTTCTTGTGCATCACAATAATCAGTAAATCCACAATGATAAGCTGTTGGGTCACCTTCTAACAACAATGTTGCAAAACTATTGCAGCAAATTCCATCCAGCGGAAACATTTCATTTAACATATCATCATATGCTTGTTGTGCTTCATATTCTGTCATATCACATCCTCTCATTTGTTCTGTTATACTTAGCACCAAATTCATTTGGCTGCTTAATAACATAATCACGCCGAATAACATCGTCCCGCTTACCGCACATAGGACAGCCGTGATTATAGTCGTCTATCCAGATGTATCCGCATTGACATTCGTATTCACTTTGCATTTTTAGTTCTCCCAGACAGGCGTTGTTTCATCGTATGGATTAATAGGACAATGTTCGGGTGTATCACTTGAGTCGCACCTAAGTGATAACCGACATTCATTATCACATTCCATACAAGTAAACTCGATTCGTTCCATATCACATCCTCACTTTCAATCAGCCACTATCGGCTATGTTAGTATTGTAGCATATCCGGCCGGCGATGTCAAGGGTTATTTTACATAACCCAAACATTTTTGCCAAAGTTTTAGTTTCATTATACGTTCTGCCGCGAATTGGTGGGCATTAACATCATGGTAATCTTTTATATCGTGTATTGCTGATTTTAACGCCTTTTTCTGTTTATGTTTTAACAGCCACCCTAATTCAAATTTGAAAGCATGATATTCTGCTAATATATGGTTATTTCTGCCTATCATGCACTTACAATTCTTTTCGCTACATAATGCATGGCCTATTTCATGTGCTAAAATAGATATTCTACGATGTTTTTTTAAGCCCTTTGCTATTTCAATACGTGGAGAATAACTCATATAATTATTTTTATCGAAATACAAACCAATATCACCCATTTCTTTCCTGCTCTTAAAACTAATCGGTACAGGTGATAATCGTTTCAGCGTCTTTATCATATTCATATTACACTACCTTTCCTGCAAAATCCGAAGCCCAGACGTTCGCTGTGGTGGACGATGTCGGGTCGGTGGGGGTTAGACTACCTGTTTTTCGTCAATTTCTGTATGGTGATATTGCCATATTTCTGTAAACAGACAACCACAACTTCGGCATTCTGCATTTTGATAGATTATATTGTCTTGAATATCTTTTAGCGACCATTCAATATCTTCACCATCACATTTTGGGCAATGATTTTCACAATCTAATAAATCAGCTTGTCGCTGTTCGGTGTGCTGTTGTCTGCTACGATTGTGTGCCAGTTTACCTTTGGTTGTAGCATAGTATCGCCTTGCCCAAGCTGCTTTGCACGCTCGACACCAGCTTTGCAAACCGTTTTTGTGTGTCTTGTCTGTACCGAAGTCAGTTACGAGTTTTATTTGTTTGCATTTTGCACAAGTTTTTAATGTGTTATTCATTTTCCTATTCTCCAGTTAGATTAGTAGTCTATTCATTCGTCTATAATACCATATCTGAAACTCGATGTCAAGTATAATCTGCTTGACAAAACTCTGTCTGTGTCTATGATAATCAGATTGAGGTAGTCATTGAATCTGTGATACTGGTGCATAAACGCCATTCGGTCTGGACATGGCTACACAATGTCCCTCTACATAGACATGGCAGTATAGAGCTTGTAGTGGTGTTACGTTGTAGTTATAGTCGTTTTACCTTACCTCTATGTCTACATACTTACTAAAACTATACTAAGAGAAATATAAGAGAAGAGTATAGTCTATATACTATGGTATAGACAAATGGCAATGTAAAACTGTATAGAAAGTCTTTTAGTCGGTGTGTATGGACATGGAGACAGGGCAAATGCCTCCATAGGGTCTGTAACTATGCTGTGATGCAGTTATAGCCCCGTCCATGTAGAATTTTTAAGGGGACTGATAGCTGTTTTTAGGCTGATAATAGGGGTTTTTATAGACGGGTATATGGACGGATTTAGGATTGAGGTAGACATCGTCCGATAACTGGATATTATTATCCACTGATTCTAAGAAACCAACCCCAGCCGACTAACCAAAACAAAAACCCGGCATTGCACCGGGCTGGTGGTGGTGTGTGTGTGATGTGGTTATTCTGTATCGGTATCTGGCAGGTCTGGTATTTCAGTAGGAAAATAAATCGTACCACAGTGGGCACAACAGATTTTCACAACATCATCATCTACTTTAAGGTGGAATTCAATAAATCCACAACTGCATATTCTCATTTTCCATCCCCCCGATTACATCCACATTTATGTTTCCGACCGCGATAATCACATCCGACTATCCGGCCACATTTGTTACATCTTTGCTGCCATTTTTGGTCTGATTCTGCTGTTCTCATTTCGTTACCCTCCGATAGAGTTTTAAGTATTCACGCCACAACTGATTAGCTTCTGGTTGCGTGATGTATCCCCACGATACTAACTGGCGTAGTCTATTGCGTTTCATGGTCTTCATGAGAAGGCCCCTCACGTCTTGCGTAGTGGGCGTTAGCATAGACAGACGTATGCCAGTACTATAAGCAGTAGCATCTGTCTGTTCGTTATGTCTGTGAATAGTCTAAACTTCATAAGCTCTGGCCTGTATTATCCATCCGGAGTTTAACAGGCCATTGCTTGTGGAGTTTAGGCCACAGTGGTCATTTTGATTCTCCTTTAATTATGTTATGACCATTCATATGTATAGTATACACTATGGTTGATTGATGTGCAAGATAAATCTGTGTAATCGGTGAAGATTTTCTTATCGGACGATACCAGGTCGTCTGAAGTCGATACCCCCCGTCCCGACCCTTTGGATTCTGTGGGGGGAGTCCCGACCTTCCCTTCCTACAAGATCCCGACACCCCATTTTCCCTGTTAGATAATCGCTTAACACCATAACCTCAACAGCAACAACAGGTTAGCATGTTAACTGACTCCCATCTGTGTAAAAGTCTACACATATATAGTTAAATGCCGAGAAAAGTCCACATATATGTAGTAAAAACAACAGTGGGACCCCTCTCAAGGAGAATATAATAATAATTTTGAGATTTATCTCCGTAAACCTTCCAAATAGTTCCAATTTCTACCTATAGATAGAGGAGAACTTCTTTTTGCCAGGCCGCCAGAAGTGCGAAATGGCAGGTCAGCAGCTCAGACGACCCAGTAACAGAGCTGTGTCAGCAACGGTCCTCTGGACCTTGCTTACCCCGGATGTCAACCCCACGTTAGAGAGGAGATGGTATGATGACCGAAGAAGAGATATTTGAATATTTGATGTTTGTCGAACCATACGGAGAGCCGATTGGAAGTTAAAGCATATGACCCCCCAACAAATAGGCCAATTATATGATAGTTTCTCGGATTCTGAAAAAGATCTTCCCCGCGAACAGTTCATTAAGAAGACCATGAGTACCCTGGATCCAATTAAGAACGCGAAAATCCTCGATGCAATGGTCGATAGGAAGCGGCAGATCACGCAAGGTCAGATAGAACAGGTTCGGATTGATGCTGCATTGAGGGAACGGAGATGAAAACAGTCAAGATCTACGCTCATTGTTCAGTATGTGGTTTTACAGTCGAATATGATATTGATACGAATGAACATGGTTTCTTCGTGATGCCGGAAGCCCATTGTCCTAATGACTTGCTGATACTCGAACAGGAGATCCGACAATTACCGGTTGGTGGGGAATGAAACTCAAACTGAACCAGGTCATAGAAGTTGAGTGGGGTGACATCGTTACTCATTCTGTGTGGATCTCGCAAGAAGAAGCGAAAGAGAAACCGACATGTAGATGCAAGTCAGTAGGATATTTCTTAAACCAGGATGATAAGATTATACGACTCAGTTGTACTATTCAACTTGAAGATAAACCAGAACGAGATTTGACTGTGATACCAAAAGGTTGTATTACTAAAATAAGAAAATTATAAGGAGACATAATATGCCAGTTGGAGAGATGTTTTCATGTGATAACAGCGGAAATCGCTGCGGACCCCATCCTGACATCAGCGATCCAGTGCTCGGCAGTGGGCAGAATGTGTCTGCCGGTGCTCAGAATACTAATGAGACAATAACAGTTGTGGCTGGTGAGATGTATGCTATTACCTGTATTAAAGGTGCTCATTTCTTTGGTATCGCCGATACTGGTACTGATGCAAACTGTATCTGGGCCTGTGGTTCAGGTCATACTATTGTGATCAGGATTCCGTATGGTTATACACTGTTGCATTTTCAAACACCAGATGCTTCACGTAGGTTTATCTTGAGGCTACTTGCGAAATAAGGAGATGTAATGAAGAAATGGATTTTACGAGCAGGGATAGCACTGTGGTTGATGTGTTTCTTGTTTATAGTAGGTTTCCAGAATAGGAAAACTGATCTATATGAGAATATGGTCGATGCGTCAGTGGTGCTCTGGGGTAATGGCTCTGGGGTATTTATTGATGATGACGTGATCTTAACCGCTGCCCATTGTCTTGAGGGAGTAAATTCTCTTACTATAAAATTAAGAGATGGAACTACACTAAAGTCGAGCGACTTCTATATGGATGAAGAAGAGGATATTGCTTTTGTATTCGTAAAGGCAGATGAACTCGGTATAATCAAGATGTCATTCGTGCCTGTTAATATAGGAGACTCTGTTTATCTTGTTGGTGCACCTGGTGGGGGGCCTTTTATATTTTCTCTGACTAAAGGAATCGTATCTCATCTCAATAGGGACTTCCCAAGTATGGGTTGGAAGGATTTGATACAGACGGATGCCGAAGGTGGACCAGGGAGTAGTGGTGGCCCATTATACAACTCCGATGGTAAGTTAGTGGGGATGTATGTAGGTCATGCTAATGGGGGAGGTAGGGGTATCAGTTTATGTGAGAATGTTAAGAGTATCTTAGAGGCATATAAGAGGTGTATGAATGCCCGCAGTAAGTAAGAAACAACAGATGTTTATGGGAGCGGAGTTAGCTCGTAAAAGAGCAGGTAAGAAAACAAAAACAAAAATGACTGAACAGCAGTTGAAGGAATTTGCTGAAACGAAAAGAAAGAATTTTCCCACAAGTAAAGACATAAAAAGTTATGGAAAAAGACACGGAAAAAAGCGAGCACGGTAAAAAGATCGTAGCTGGTAAATTGTTGTCGAAGTTTATCAAAGAGATCGCCAGTGAGATTCACGATGATCCTGTGATCAAAGCTAAGGGTGAAGAGGCTGTGATGCTTACTAAAGCCGAAGCGATTGCAAGACATATATTCAAATTAGCTCTTGGTTATGAAGAAGAAGTAGATGTTCTTGATAAGGCCGGGAAGAAAATAGGTATTAAACCGGTACGCTACAAACCTGATAAATGGGCTATCAACGTGATCTGGGATCGAATGGAAGGTAGAGTAGGTCAAGCAGATGCTAAGAGTGGTAGTGATAAAGCTAAACTTCATGATAAAGTTTCTGGTCTTGGTGCTAAACGAGTAAATCAGATTGCGAAGCAAAGTTCTTTGAAAAATTCATAATGATTGATGTAGTCGAAAAACTTCGACCGTCTTTAAGCGAACCGTTTCCCGATGTGCCTGAGTTCTGGACTTGTTCCAAAACGGGATTAATTGTTCCCAAGAGGAAAATGGCGAATCTTGAATATCGATCTCAGATCTTAAAAGATGCTGAGTTCGATAAAGGGTTTCAAGACGATCTGATGACAGCAAGTAGGGAAAGTCTTTTATTTTGGGTAAATACTTTTGTTTTCACGTTCCACCAGTTTGACGTATTTGGTGAAACTGGTGAACGATATGAATCGAAAGAAGCGTATCATCCATTTATTTCGTGGCAGATCCAAGATATTCTTTTCGAGAGACTTATCTGGCATTTAGCTAATGCAAAAGACATCCTGATTAACAAGTCACGTGACATGGGTGCCTCATGGATGTGTACAATATTTATGCACTGGTTATGGTTGTTCAGATCTGATTCGCAGTTGCTTGAATTGTCAAGGACTGAACCTTATGTCGACCAAAACGGCAACCTCAAGGCACTTTTCCAGAAGCACGACCTCATCAATACATGGCTACCTGATTGGATGAAACCACCTCATTGTGCCGTAGGACAGAAATACCGAACCAAGATGCACCTCTACAACATTCTGAACGGTTCGTGTATTGATGGAGAGTCAACCACCGAACATGCCGCATCTGGTGACAGACGACTGGTAGCTCTGTTGGATGAGTTTGCCAAAGTCAAACATGGACGACTTATGCGTTCCGCAACACGAGATGCAGCACTGATGCGTATCGTGAACTCAACCGTGAGTGGTCCCGGAACTGAGTATAGCAAGTGGAAGAACGATGGTACGATCATGGTGTTTCCACTCATGTGGTATGATCATCCAAATAAAGGTGAGGGTCGTCATGTTGTTCAAGATCCAGTGACAAACGCTTATAAGATTAGATCACCTTGGTATGATGCGGAATCAGAAGTTAGATCACCGCAGGAAATGGCAAGGGAAATTGATGCTAATGATCTTGAAGCTGGTTCGACATTTTTTACTGTCACGAATATTGAAAAACATATAGCGATATTCGGTCGCCCACCCAAGACACAATGGGATGTAGATTTCGTAAGAGGAGTGGCCAACGATAGTATTCCGATGATCCTGAAGAAGAAAGATCTGAAGAAGATAGTATGCAAGAGAGCAGTCAAGGGTAAACTCAAGATCTGGGTTAATTTGGTAAATGGTAGACTGGACCAGAATCTTGATTATGTTATAGGTTTCGACTTGTCGAAAGGACAAGGAGCTTCTAATTCAGTTGGATCGATTAAGTGTCGACAGACCGGTGAGAAAGTAGGTGAGTGGGCTGATGCTAATACACCACCGTATGAGATGGCTCGTGTGGGAATGGCTCTTGCAGTATGGGTTGGTGGTAGGAAGAAGTTGCCGTTCTTGAAATGGGAAATGAATGGTGATCCTGGTTTTGATTTTGGTAGGTTAGTTGTTAAACAGTTTCATTATCCGTACTATTATCGTGATGTGAAGGTCGGTAATATTAGGGATAAGAAAACTAAGAAGTATGGTTGGCATAACAATGCGAAGTCTAAAGGTGAATTGCTTAACGCGTATGATAGAGCGTTGGCTCACGGTGGTTATCTGAATCACTCAATTAAAAGTTTAGAGGAAGCCAAGACTTATATTTATAATGACGATGGAAGCATTGGTCCCGCGTGCCTGGTGGAAGAGAGCAGTGCAGCTAAGAAGACCCACGGCGATAGGACGATGGCTGATGCACTGACGATAGAGGATAAGTATTATAAGATGCGTAGTCGTGCAGAAGTATCAGAATCACGGAATGATATGAGAACTATGGCTGGAAGAAGAACAGCACTCAAGAAAAAACGTGCCAAACCGAGAGGATGGCGATCGAAATTTGATTTTAGAGGATAGGTTGTGACACTGAGAGTAAACATCGAAGGTCAGAAATTTGGTAAATTAACAGCTTTACATGATATTGGAAGTGACAAAACTGGATCACGCCTATGGAAATGTTTATGTGAATGTGGACAATTTAGCACTGTGGCGGCAAAGAGTTTAAGAATTGGCAAGACTAAAAGTTGTGGATG